GTTTCTTAGATGTTTTAAAGTCGATTATTGCTAACTCACCATCATAATCTGCAATGCAGTCAACAGTTCCAGCAATACCTAGTTGCTTACTATATAGGGCACCTTCCAGAGCGTGAATATTATCAATTTTATTTAATTCTGGTTTTGATATCTTAAATAAGAAATCTGATAATGGTTGTACTTTAGGAAGTTTTTCATCATTCTTCAGATAATGCTCAGTAAGTGTATGCATATCTGTTCCACGAGATGTGGCTGCCTTAGTAATTTTATCTGCTGTCTCGGTTCCAACTCTCTTTCTCCAATCAATAAAAATTTGTTTATTATAGTGACTAGTGATAGATGTAATTGAAACTAATTTAATTAGTTCCTCTTCATCAGGTATCTTATAGTATCTTACACCATCTATAGTCTCTCGATCTAGATGTGGTAACTCTATATCTACGTGTTTAAAAGTCATGCCAGACAACTGCCCTGCGTTCATAGTATTCTTGATTTGGTTGCTCAATGTAGTAGTACAATGCTAATGAATATCTTTCAATATTCGGTGGTGTTTTTAAAGGAATCGGATGACCATGTACCGACTTATCTGATAAAGTAAAAATCACTGCCCGATTGAATATTGGTTCAATCTTTTTAGCACATTTCTTACTATCAACATCCCATAATTCTAGACATCCCTCCCACTCACGCATCCAGTTTGGATTCAAATATAATAATAAATTTAAGACACGAAAATGATTTGTCTGAGGATGAATATTAAAATCAACATGTAGTGATAATTTCCCACCTGTTGATATTCGATGTGCACCTCCTCCTGCAAAATTAGGATCACCTTTTAGACCCCTAATTCCTGTAAGATCCTCAAGATATGATAAGAAAATATTAGAATTAAAATACTGTATCGTGTGATAGACAGTAGGAGTTTTATATTGTAATTGTATTGAACTTTCATGAGACCAAGGTGTATAAAATTTATTCACCTGATGATCTCTCATGTATGCATTATTGGAACTTTCAGTCGCCCAATGATCAGTAGTCTTAAGTTCGTTAAAACACTGAGTTGCAGTATTTGAGTTAATAAAATTGTCTAAGACAATATGTGGGAATGGTCTTGAGTTAAGGTAATGATAATTTAACTTTGCACCTATTTCATAATCACTAAAAATTTGCATTACATACCTGATTGTAGTTTTGCAACGATATATTCTTTGACCAATCCAGACCTAACAATATCATTAACATCAAACTCTATTATATCAAAAGAAACCATTTTTCGCAAGATGTTCATGAAGTCCACAATTCCATTTCTATCATTGGTTTTAGTAAGATCTGATTGAGTAGCATCTCCACAAAAACAAATCTTACTGTTTTCACCAACACGAGTAATGATACTATCTAATTCATGAAAATTAAGATTTTGAAACTCATCCACGATGATAATTGCATTGTCTAAAGTCGTTCCTCTAATAAAAGATGTGCTCCAAAATTTGATTGTTTCTTGTGATCTTAGATTACCATATAGCATTTCAAAATCTGCATCTGAAGGCATCTGAAACATGTATTTTACCATATGCTTATATGGTATTTGATATATGTCTGCTTTATCTTCATGATCACCTGGTAAAAATCCAATCTCACGAGTGCTAACTAATGATCTTACAATATAAACTCTCTCATAAGGTGTTGTCTCATCTAATACATCTTTCAATGCATTATAAAGTGTTATGAAAGTCTTACCTGTCCCTGCAACACCATATGCAACAACATTTTTTTGTTGATTGTAAGAATCAAACAAAATTTTCTGATTATCAGTTAGAGGACTAATATCAACAAGATATTCATTATTAATAGGTTTCTTTTTTCTCATTTGCTTTGCTGTGTAACCTATACCGATTGGTTCGGATTTTCTTTTGCGAGGCATTATAATTTCTTGACCCTCGACCCTGCAACTTTTCCTGCTCTTCGCAGAACATCATTCCAACCTGGTTTACTCTTTCTTAATTTATCTTTCCACTCACCAACTTCTCCCACACCAGGCATTGTTGATGGATCAGAATAGTCACGAGTCCAATCAGGATTGTCCTCTCTCCACTGATCCCAATCATTCACACTCATCACAACTTCTTTCTGTTCACCAGTTTCTTTATTAATAACAGGATACGTAGCCATAGTATTTTAATCGGTAAATTTATTTAGAACCTTACTCCAAGGGTTTATAAGCAAAGATACTCTTTTTCCTGTAAATGGTTCAACATAATGAAATGTCTTAGGTGGAAAAATGACCAATCTATTCTCCTTTGGTGTTATTATATCACATTCTAGGTGTAATTGTCCACCCTGCAAATCTTCCACCACTGGGTAATATACCATAGAGCATAAAGGAAAGTGTAAAACACCTTTTTCTTTCAAGAAATCTTCATCCTTATCATAATGCCACTCAGATGGTCTTGAATTATTTTGCGTCCAAAATTCATATCCAACACAGGAAGACATATCATAAAAATTTGACGCTATATCAATAAATTTGCAACAAAAATCTTGAAATTTGTGATTTTTTTCAAATGTACACCAATTTTCATTAATATTCTGATCTTTTAGAATATCTAAAATTTCGACTTTTACGGAGTCTACATTATTAATAACATTATCAAGTATTATTACCACTCAAGTGCCTCAGAGACCGTAGGAAACTGCACTTTAAATATATCCTTACAAGCATTTGCAATATCCATGTGTTCTTTCTGTGTTCCGTGACCAGAACGAAGATCAATATAATGAACCCATGATCTGACACTACCAGACATATAGATGCGAGTTGGTGTTGCTAAGGGTAATACGAATCTAGCACATTCTTTTGCGATGCCTTCTCTTAATAACTCATTATACAAATCCATACCTTCATTGAAATATTGTCTGATTCTTTCTTGTAAAAATTTAGTTTGTTTTTCTGGAATATCATCAATACTATTCTGACGATTCTTTGTATCTTGCCTTCTCAAATCTGGTAGGGGTATATTTGCGTCTAATAAATTAGTATCTGCGTATCTTTGACTAAATTCTTGAAATGTAAAAGAACGATGTCTTAATATCTGTGCAGCGAGTCCTCTTGTGGTATTAATTTCAAGAGTCATAAACGCTTGCTCAAAAATTGACCAATGTTGATGTTTTATACAATATCTTAATAGACCTGCATAATTTTCATTATCCTGATTATTAGGATTACTTACACGAGCACAATATGCCATGTGCTTTTCAGCATCGGGTGATACACTTACAAGAGATACGTTCATTTAAATCCTTTAGATGTTTTTTCTTCTATTATCGCTAGTTCATTCTTAGCGGTTTTCAATTGTTCTTTGATCAATTTAAGTTTATCTTCATCATAAAGTTCCCTTTTTTTTAAAAGTCTCTCAAGTAACTTAATTAATCTTTTTGCTCTGCTAGTCTCGTTCATTCATCATCCTCAAAAATCTCATCATAACCTAAATCATGAGGTTTTGACTTTTTTACCTCTTCATAAGTATCCATCGTCAAATATGCATCAGTATCAGATAACACTTCTGCCTTAATATTGTCCACAACTATTTCAAGTTGACGAACCATTAATTTAAGTTTTTCTCTATCCATTACTTTTTGAAATATTTTTGAATTATGTCTATTTGATCCTGATATTTTGCAATCATGTCTAATTCACCCTCTATTGCCTCTACAATATTTGAATGTTCTCCGATACCCACAGGATTAGCCAAATATACCTCAACATTTGCTACATGTTTTTGAATGTCTCCTTGTGCATGAGCAAGAAGTGCTTTGATTAACTGTTCTCGCATAATTCTTCGTATTTCTACTAATTATAACATAAAAAAAGAAGGGGTACAACCCCTTCGTTTTATTTTCCATATAGAAACTTAACTTCAGCAGTTATGATTGTGAGAAAGATAGCAGATGCTATGCATATCTCTAATGTTTCAATCACTTAAGACTTGTAAGTTCTTTTTCTGTTCTTACACCACGGTAAGTTAGATCGACCTTGTTAGTCTGCTTTGCTTTGTTTCTATCGGTGTCATATTTAACACCACGGTATGTGACTTGTGCCATCGGTTTTCTCCTGTAGTAATAGGGATTATTAGCCCCGTTCCTTCAGTCGGCATTTGCGTCTCCCGTAGGAGATGAACGAACCCGTTCCGTGTCGGCTTACTTGCGTCTTATGGTTCAAAATCGCATTCTTCTTCTACTTTAGTTTTAAAGTAGTTTAACAAATCTAACTTTGATTGTTCATCAAGATATTGATCTTGTCGAACCTCTGAAGCTAGATCTTTCCACCCATCACATTTAATAGTCCAATGGACTGGTTCATGGTTAGCGAGTAGAAGTGGTAAAAAAATGCCCATAAGATGAACGTAAAGGTATGTTAGCATACCCACACTATTTAGTCAAGTCTTTGTAGCAAAAGTTACTGAAAACCCTACAGGGCAAAAATTTGGCGGGATTTTTTTTGCGATATTTTTGGAATTACTTTCGCTTTTTGGATTTGGATGGACTTTTGTATCCCCACATAGCAGGTTTGATATTACCACCACCATACTCTATGCTCTTTAAGTTATTTTTAAACTTATCATAGTACATATCAAATAGTTTTGTGCGACTACCTCTGGTTAGGTCATAACAATCTCTATCATTGTGAATATAATGAACTATAAGTGCATCTGTGGGTGCATTACGAGTATTGCATTCAGCTAGAGTTCCATTTTCAATTATGATTTCACAACCATAATCTTCCTTATGTGATGACTTCTCCTCATCTGACCAAGTACGATTCTTCTTATGTTTAGTATCGTTCATACTCTATCTCTCCATTCTATATCAGGATATGCCTCCTCCACTATTGATCTAGAAATTTTATATTTGTCTTCTAAACTTTTTTCTTTTACTAAACACATTATTTCTGCTTCTAATGGATGAAGACCCGAAAGTAGATTGATAAACATACTTTCTCTACGAAGGTTTTTCATACCATCATTACCACCTTTCACAAAATGATAAAACTTCGTGCATTCTCTACGAATTGTTGTTCTACCTTGTTGATCGGTAACACCCATAGAAAAAGAACCAGTCTCATACATGCTACGAGTCTGCATATCTATTTTTTTAGACAGAGTTCCGCTTGAAGAGGTTTGTTCACCATACGATTCGTAAGGAACCTCGCCTGGCGGAAGTGCACTCTCCACAGCTGTATCAAAATTCCAAAGAAAAAGCATCTTTAGAGAAATATGCTCATAAGTTTTCAGAACTTCGACTTTTTTGTTTACTGATCTCTGCTTACTTGCAAGATCTAAAACTTCAAAAGCAAGAGGGTTGTTTGGTAGTTTCTTGATCGGTGTATCAACCACCTTTCTTGGTCTACCAGGTTTTCTACCCGTCTTCGTCGTCGTCGTTGTCATAATTTTCAAATCTAAATGCTACAATATCATCTGGAACTAAGTTCCCATTTACATCAAACATCTCAGGATGTTGTCTTGGTATCTCTCGATAATTCATCATGTATTCTCTGGATACCCATCCTGCGAGTATTCCTATCACTAAGGATAAGAATGATACAGGTAGTGCGAGCACTAATACGATGTCTAAATCAGACATGTTACCTCTTGTACTTGACTTATTTATAGTAGTAATTCAATTATACTTGATTATATTAAAAAAGTCAATCAAACTATTTTTTGTTCACGCAAATACTTAACAGTGTCCATACAACCACCTAAATTTTTATTATTAACAACCACTTGAGGAAAAGTAGAACCATAACCAAACTGGTCATAAAATTCGTCTCTTGTAAAGTCTGTTCCTAAATCATATACCCTATGCTGAAGTTTTGCTAATTGCATCACTTCCTTTATCTTCTCGCAGTAAGGGCATCCTTCTCTACTGTAAACAGTAAAATTGTTCATATTTTCCGTAAAATTATATTTAGATTAGTCAAAAAAGAATATTTGAAATAGTCTTGAATCCGTCATACTTTGACCAAAGTATTGTGATGCTGCATGAATTGATTGTGCATCAAAGATGAATAAACGATTGAATACATTACCTATGCTATCAACTAAGTCAAACTTTGTTGAATCATAGTATCCTCCAGTAAAACATGAATCAATATCTCCATGACGACTATTTCTTATCCCATTTTTATGTGCATATAAGTTTGTTCCACATTGATACGGAGCATTTGGTGTTAAATATATCATCGCTGCCCAAGTTTGATAATCACAATGATAAACTAAAGCATCCTCTGCAGTGCAATACTGAAATCTACCATTCATCCCATGATCTTCCCACTTCGTTATCTTAATATCCATGATCTTTTCAAACTTTTCTTTTGTGCCTGGTGCAAAAAATTGCTCCTCTGTACGAATACCCTTATGGTACTCAGGATTTGCTGAGAACTTTTGTTTAAGAGCAAACTCTCTAACAGCGTGAGGATCTTTATAGAAATCATCAACGACCCACACTGTCTTATTAGGTTTCACATTTATTTGAGATGGGATGAATTTCATACTTGATTCGCTATCTGGTGTAATTCCTCACAATATTTTCCTGAGTCATTGTAATGCTCCATGTTAAGAAGAAAGTTATACTGAGGAAAAGGTAACTTGCGATCTGGACTCATCAACCTATTAGTTTGTAGTTTCATAGAATCAAAATCACTTAAATCTTTGTAGCACTCTGCTTGAAGAACTATGTGCTCATTTCTAGATGGAGCAAATTCCTCTGCTTTCATACCACAATCAAGTGCTTTTTCATAATTATTAGACAGTTTAAACATATCACCCATCGCATATAATGCAAAGTATGCTAATTCATCTATTTCTTTTGCCTTTCCTGTCTTGTGATAATCGTGTTTAAAATTTAAATATTGTCCAAAATAAAATATTGATCTTCTAGCATACTCTTTGATGTGATCCATGCCTAATGGATAATCACCTAAAGTTGAATCGTAATAACTCTTTCCAATATACCAAAAATGATATGGATCTTCAAGGAGTTTTCTTGTGGGAACTTTTTGTTTTTCTAATTCTAAAGCATCAGTTAAAAATTTATTCATATCATCCCACGTTTCACCATCGTTAGTGATAATATGTCTGAATCCTTTTGGTAATTGTTCTCTCTGGAAATTATCTCCTACACCATCAATGTATATACACTCATGTCTACGATCATGTTCAAACTTCCAAGCGATCTTTGAGTTCCACAACCAAGTTCTAAAATAAATTGAACCTGCTCCCATCGCAGTCATATTAAATGATTGAATTGATGTATCGTTCAAAGGTGTCCAATCAAAATCATCGTCAACTTCAAGTTGTTCATCAGCGTCCATTCTCAATATCCAATCACATCCATGATCAGATTTTAGTGCTGTCTGTAAAGTATGGTCACGATTCACACCAGGATAATCCCATTCATGATTATAAGTGAATCCAGGTATATTTTTTTCCTTATAAAACTCTTCGATGATACTTTGAGTTTTATCTGATCCATTACATTGAACTACCCAGTAGTCAATATATTTGTATGAAGACTCAAGCATTCTAAGAATCACTCTTTCTTCATTTCCAACCATCGCATTCAAGCAAATTTTACATTCTTTTTTCATATTGAAAGTATACCAGGTAAACGTTTTTCATCTTTAATTGCAACCAACCAAGCAGTTACACAAGGGATATGTGGTTGCATCTCCCAAGTATCTAGACGATAAGTTTGAAAGCGAATATCGGTATTTCTTATAAACTGTGCTTTACTTCTATCTGTATAGTACCAAAAACTATGCTCGTTCCAGAAACTTACATGTGTTGGATCCTGCCATGCTCCACGACCATCAGTTGACGGAACTTCTATCATCGCCCATCCACCGTGTGCAAGAACACGATGTATCTCCCTCATAGTTCTGATAGGATCACGAAGATGTTCTATGATGTGACTTGCATTTAACACACCAACACTATTATCTTCTAATGGTATACCAAGATCTAGATCCCAATTTACATCAGCACCCTCTTGATCTATGGTCATGTAACCAGGTCTTGGAAATAATCCACCACCAATATCTACTTTTAAAAGACCACGAAGATCCGCATCTCTCTCTGCTAATGCATATGCATTTTCATTAAATAATCTTTTAGTTTCTGTTTGTATTTTTTCATTCCGTTCTAACCAAGTATTATCTCCAGTGACTCTGTAAATATACAAAGGTTTTTTAATATGATGCATCTTCGTCACCATATAAGTTCTTATCATCAATTCATGGTCATCACAAATACTCAGGTCTTCATTATGTCCACCTATCTGATGATAGATATCTTTTCTCCACGATCTAACATGATCTGGTGCGTACCATATAAATCCCAAACTATGACTTGAGGGTTCCCATGTTCTCATGGTAGTTAAAACTTTATCACGAAATTTATATGGATAATGAGTCCAACCATGATCTTCATTATATGGTACAAAAGTATCATCCCATATCGCAGCATCACTATAAGCGAACCCAACCTCTGGATCCTGATATGCTTTGTTTAAAAGTTGAAGACATTTTGGATCTATCAAATCATCAGAATCAACCTCCACCAAAACATCACCTGTCCCTTTATGAAAAGCATGATGCTTATGGTATCCTACATTCTTTGATGTATTATCTGTCTCATATATTATGACCCTCTCATCCTTCTCAAACTCCTCTGGTAAAAGATCTCTTTTAATATCATTATTCAACCAAAGAATCCACTCCCAATTTGTATATGTCTGTGCAAGAATACTATCATACAACTCCTTATGATAAGGAGTATTTTTATGAGCAGGAGTAATTATACTAAACTTATGATTCATTCAAATACAATTATATAAAAGTATTATAGCACCTCCGTCAAGATTTATCTACTCTATCCTGAGATTTCCATTGCAGTGATGGTAGATATAGTTTCTGCATATCTTTCATTAATTTGTTGTGCAGTTGCATTGAAATATGCAGTTCCTGAACTTGAATGTCTCTGTCCGTAGAGTTGATATGTTGTAGCATTTGTAGTAGATGGACTATCTAAAAAACTAAAACTTGTTGAAGTTCCTGTGTAATAAACATAATTCTTTGTATAGGAAGCACATTTCACAGTGGATCCAGAAGTTCCAGAACCTTTTGCTCCAGATATTTGTGAACCGTTCTTATACAACTGCCAGAAAATGGGAAAAGCATCATTGTAAACACCAGATGCACCTATTTGAACTTGAACTAAAATTTTACTATCGCTTCTTGTGGGAGTAATGGAAACAGACATTCCTGTGATGGCAACATCACCAGTTGTTCCCCATGTGAATACATCACTTTTTTGTGTTACAGCGACTTGAATGATTCCACCATTTGCACCAGATACAAGTCCGTCTCTTGGTACAATACGATTGGTTCTTAATTCTGACATTATACTGAAACCTCCATCACGGTAATTGTACTTGAACCACCAATAATATATTGTGCATTACTAGTATCTGATGGTCGATTAAGATAAAAATAATTTCCACCAGTATTAGTAGAAGCAACTTGTAATTTATATGTTAATGCACTCGTAGTTGCTGGAGAGTCTAAAATTTTACAGGAAGCAGTGCGAACTTTATATTGATCATTAGAATTAGTGGTAGCTACTCCAAATGTACCTACTCTTTGATTCCCCGAAACTGCTGTTGACCCCCCTACTGTTTGGTCTCCTGGATTTCTAACAAGACGAATCTGACCATACATATTTAAATCTCCACCGTAAGTCATATGAACTTCAACAAGAATTTTACTAGTGGAAAATTTAGGAGTTATGGAAACACTCATTCCTGTGATGTCAACTAAATTTTGATTATTTGAACCGAAACTATCAGTCTTTAATGTCTGTTGTATTTGAACAATACCACCCCCACCACCAGTTGGGACACCATCGACTGGAACTATTTTATCGACTCTTAATTCTGATGCCATAATATTTTTCTTTTATTTATCCTATCAAATAACCATACCAAAAGTTAGCAGGGTTGTTTAATCTTGAACTATTATGAGACTGACAACCAGGAACAACAATTCCACCTGCTGCTAAAGAAATTGTTATTTGTCCATTACAAGTCGCTCTTTTTCCAGCATCATCATCGTCATCATTTAAATGACTGAAAAGTGAATAAGTCATAAAATTATTACTTGTGGTTTCATTTGTTTTAAATCCCATTGATGTCCAATCTCCAGCAGTTGCTGTTACCTCACAGCAAAGTCCAAATAGATAAAGTCCTGCTACTGGTGCAGTAAATTTCCAATATGCTCCTGTGCCTGTGGATGTTGCACGATCATGAAATGTAATACAATTACCTACATTTTGTTCTACAGTTCGATGATTACTTTTAAACAATGGGAATATATCATCATATGCAACAGTATATGTCTGACCACTATTAGCTCCAAAAGTTTCTCCATTACAATCAGAAAGTTTTATTCTAAATGCTGGTCTGTTTGGTGTTAAAACGTTGCCCGTTGTATCTATTGATCCATTAACAGTTAATTGTCCCATGATTCTCCTATACGATTACCCAAGTGCCATCTAGTTTCATATCGGTATTTAGAGTGATTGGTCCTGCGTTAAGTGCGTTGATGTCTGTAGAGATATAATAACCACCACTTCTACTTAAGGTGCTACTGAATAGTAATGATCCATCACCAATATACAATCCCACCAAAGAACTTGCAGCTCCAACAATGTCTGTTCCTAATTCATGAGTTGTGATACCCACTGTGCCTTTATCATCAACAATAATTCCTTTGTTTGATGCGGATATGTGTTGTATTTTGTTTACTTTTAATGTGCTCATTATGTTTCACCTAATTTTTTAAATTTTGCAAAAGTTCTCAATCCATTTGCATGAGCTACACCGTTTAGTGTGACTTCATATTCTGATTGAGCATAAAATCTAATGTAATGTGTAGATGTGTTTGTAACATCAAAGACAAAACTAGAAGTAACAGTAGAATATGCTAAAGAGTCGTCATTATGAATACTTCCAGTTGCAACTGCACCATTACCAAAATTACCTGCTACTGCACCCCCTGTGCTCCATAATATCCATGCGTTTATATATCTGGATTCATCTCCATCAAACACCTGTACTGTAAAATCTATTTCATAAATTCCTGTAGATGGAAAAGAAAACATACCATCAGCATTTTTAGTCATAGCACTACCGATTCTTCCAGTAGCAACGTGAGTAACTCTATCAAAGTCAGAATTCATGTAAACAACTGAACCAGCACCTAAAGTCTTTTGTGAAGTCAATGCCCAAGTATCTAACATTGATATACCAGGTGGATCAACGAATGATAAAACTCCATTTCCATCCGTTTGTAAAATTTGTCCTGCAGTCCCGTCGGAATTGGGTAGTTTGAAAGTTTGACTTGCAGTCAAACTATCAGGTGTTGTTATCTTGACCTGATTTCCATTTGAATGTGTAAGATTTAGTTCACTCATCCTGCATCTCCTAATCTCATAACTACAATATCGGTTAAAGTTCTATCGGTATTACCTTGAAGAACTGGTGCACTAGAATTTGATGATTGGAAAATAATGCGAAATCTAAAAGTTGATGCATTAGTTACATTTAATACTACTTGATTACTTGCACCATTATATCCTTGTCCCGCTGCACCAAAATATGCGTGACCTAATGATGGATTTTCATAACTTGATCCACTATCCGTGCTTACAAAAAAATATAATCCAATGTAAGTTGTGGTACTATTTAAATATCCATGACCAGTATAAGTTACTAGATAAAGTCCTGTCTCAGGAAAAGTAAAAACTCCAGAACTCTCAGACATACCTGCAGATCCTTGTAGAGAAAAATGATTATCTACTCTTTCCCAACCTGTAATTGGTGACTGATTTCCTGTTAATGAAGCAGTGGTTCTCCAATGATCAACCATCGTCAAACCTTTAGCAGTGCCACTTGCTTTAGCTGCTGTTACTGCTGAATTTGCAATCTTTGCTGTGGTCACTGCATTTGATGCTAGAGTATCTGCATCCACAGTGCCATTCGGCAGTCCACCGACTGATAATCCTGTGATGCTTCCGTCTCCGTTAATAGTTACTGGCATAAGATTATATCCTCGTCAATATTTATACGATTGTCCAAGCACTTCCTGATGGAACTGTGACCGACACACCACTCGATATAGACATTGGTCCTGCACTCATTGCGTTGTAGTTTGAACTCACAGTGTAATTAGATGAGATTGTATTTGAATTTTCTATAACACCGCTGGCTATTTTTACATTTCCACCTGATGTGATGCGAAGTTTTTCCGACATCGTTCCAGTGGTCGATGTATGGAATGTTAAGTCACCAGTATTATTTGCAGTATGAGTAACACCTTGAATTTTAACTATAGATTTGTCTACATTATTTCCAAATATTAATGCACCAATATTATCAGTCGTATTATTATTGTTTACTTGAAGATATAATTCAGGGCCATTAGAATTATTATCACCTACTATATGTAATAATCCTTGTGGATTATATGTGCTTCCATCACCAATTAAGACTTTACCATCTGATGTGATGCGAAGTGCTTCTGTGTTTGAGGCACCATAATCAAATCTAATATAACCACTACTCGTAATTCGCATATATTCGCCAACATTAGAGTACTTAACATATGCCCGTTGATGCTCATCAACATCACCAAATATTAATCCACACCAAGATGAGTTGCCTGAAATTAATGAAATACCTGAACCACCGTTTTCACCAGAGGCATTATCACTATTATCAATTACAATATCATCATAATATCCATTATCAAGAGCTCTTGAACCTCCACCAAAATTTAATTTGTTACCATCATAGGTTAGAGTTGATTCACCAACTAAGTTAGTTCCACTACCACCAGTGATTATCCTATTATCTGCGTTAGTTGATATCGTCGCAGAACCAGCAGCTCCTTGAGCACCAGCAGATCCTTGAGCACCAGTTGCTCCTGAAGGGCCTGTAGATCCTCCAGCACCAGTCGCACCTTGAGCACCCGTCGGTCCTGTTGCACCTTGAGCACCTGCAGCACCTTGAGCACCAGTAGATCCATTAGATCCAGCAGCACCTTGAGCACCAGCAGCACCCTGTGCACCTGTGTCTCCCTTATCACCAGTTCTAGCAAAAGTAATTAAGATGTCCTCGTTAGCACTAAATGGACTAGTTGCAGATGAGTCTACAGGACTAACTGTAATATCAAAATATCCAGTATTATCTGTTAGACTTGAAATTGTAAATAATAAGAACTGACTGGAATCTAATTTATTAGTAATCTTTACATGACCTTTGATAGTGCTTGTAGAGTCATCAATTGTTTGTAGATAAGATGCTATATCAGTTCCATCTTCATCAGTATCGCAGATATAAATTCCTGTCGCAGCATTTTGTGTAGAGTTATCTAATCTTAAATCTCCTGAACCTGGATTTGCATTTGTAGTATTAGATTCAAAAGTATAATAGAATGTAGCACCACCAAAGTTTCCTTCAGCACCTTGTGCACCAGTGCTTCCTGAAGATCCAGAGGATCCAGTAGCACCTTGAGAACCTGTTGCTCCCGTAGCACCTTGAGCACCAGTTGGTCCTGTTGGTCCTGTCGCACCTTGAGCACCCTGTGCAGCAGTAGCACCTTGAGCACCAGTTGCTCCTGAAGGACCTGTAGGTCCTGTTGATCCTGTAGCACCCTGAGCACCTGTAGCACCTGTTGCACCTTGAGCACCTGTTGATCCACCTGATCCTGTATTTCCTTGTGCACCTTGAGCACCTGTCGGTCCTATAGGTCCTGTGGATACTTCTACCCACTGATTACTATTACCATCATTATAATACGCAGATAATATTCCAGAATCACTATCCCACCATAAATCACCAGCATCAGGACTACTAGGTGCACCAGTGGACATAGTTAAACTTGCATCATCTCCCTGAGCACCAGCAGCACCCTGTGATCCTGTTGCTCCTGTGGGACCTTGAGCACCAGTTCCACTAACTCTTTTCCAAACAGTTCCATCCCATTTAAATGAGATACCATTTTCGGTATGCACATCATTTGTGTTTGGACTATTTGGAAAATCGAACGCAGCCATTATTACTTTTTAATTATTTATTTAATAAGTATATACCAAGCACGAATGTAAATATCTTCGTTACCAGTGTCTTGGTCAGACTGTAATCTCATTTCAATTCTGGTGTTTGATGCAGAACCTTTATTATAAGTATTGGAAAAATCATTATACGCAGAACTACTACTTCCAGCATGAGAACTCATATTATTATTACCATTTCCGTCGCTACAAAAACTTGGAGTGCTACCATTGTTATTTCCTTGAGTATTAGTTCCATTAACATTAACTGTGAAAATATGATTTCTACCTGATCCACCCCCATTAGTCGCATTTGCACCATGTGTTATTGATAATCCATCAACATACACTCTGTTTATATCATTTGTACCTGGTGAAAAGTTATCCATTGAGTTATAGTTTGCTCCACCATTACCAGTTCCACCTGGTACTGAAACTCTTACTCCCCATTTCATATATTGCCAGTTAAATCCATAATGTTTAGGTATATATCCTTTTGTATGAGTACTAGCAGCAGAAGTACCATTGGTGCTACTATTATTCCTGTGAAAACTACCTCCCGTTTGAGTTGTTCTTGTATCTGCATCCCAAACCCATGTGTAAGAAGTCGCTTCGTCATCATTCCCGTTCGGAGCAGCAACAGCATTTGCATTTACACCACTAAATCCACCATATGATGTTGCATAAGATGTAGAACCAGGTGTGGGTGATGCATCACCAGATCCAGTTGTGGTATTTGGACTCCAATGAGCAATTAACATATAACCATTTGTTAAATCACACCATCTTTGTGTTGCACTACTTTCATTTGGTAATCTAATCCAATAATATCCATCGGCACTTTGACCATCTGCAATTAATGCTGCTGCAGATGATGCAGGATTACTCTGATCTGCTCCAAGATTTCCTACTAATTGTAATGATTTCCATTCGCTTCCATCATAAATTTTTACTTCATCGTCAGCGGTATTATAATATCTATCTCCCTCTGCATTGTTACTACCAGGATCAGATGAGAGATTACCTAAGAATTTATTTGAACTATTAGCAGATCCAATAAAAAGTGGTGACATCAAGATACCTCCGTCATATTAATTTTAAATTTCTTTCCATTACGTCTATTTATCATAAAGATATCATTTTCACCCTCTTGTAATGTCCAGTCTCCCCAAGTTCCGTCCACATCATTTCCACCAGTCTCTGCTTTTTCTCCATTACACAACTGTAAATCGTTTACATATAAGTTTCTCCAACGTAATGCAGTAGTACCCAAATCATACGTGTCGTTAGTTACAGGGTAAAAATGTCCACTTGAATCAAATTTTGCTCGTGCATTAGAATTTCCAGAACAGAAAATTAACTCTGCATTTCCAGAAGGGTTATCAGCAGAAATTACAAAATTACCAGCATTATTATGTTGTAAGAAAGCATAATCATTACCATAAGCATCACCATTGGAGTCACCATCCAAACATATTCTTACTCCACTAGCGTCTGTAGAACCTACAGTAAAAGTAGTATCTCCTCCATCTCCTTTTTTAACAAAAGCTCCTCTGTTTTCTGTTTCGAGCATCGAAACATTATCATAATTTAATTGAATCTTTCCATCAACAACATACTGTAGACCTATATCAGAATTATTATATTTTTGTAATGATATAACACTACCAGTACCAGCTGCCTGTATCGCTACATTACCGTTGTGATTTTTTAGAAATAGGTATGACCCTGAATTAAATAAGGAACCATCATTTGATGTTCCAATAAATATTTTTTCATTATCATCTAAAAGAATAGAATTACCATTTAAATCAAGGTCGCCACCAAGTTGCGGTGAACTATCATTAACAATATCCGTTCCTCCATTAGAACCAGCAGCACCTTGTGCACCCGTTGAACCAGTGGCTCCCTGAGCACCCTGTGCAGCAGTTGCACCCTGAGCACCAGTAGCTCCTGTAGCACCTTGAGCACCTGTTGATCCCCCTGAACCAGTCGCACCTTGTGCACCTGTATCTCCTTTTGTACCAGTTCTAGCAAAAGTTATTATTACATCTTCATCATGTGAAAAATTAGTTGCTGAACTACCACTTACATATGATACATTTATTTTATGATATCCAGATGCCTCTGTATTTGTTCCACTAATTGTGTATAAAGCAAAATCAGAAGCATCTGTTCTATTTGATATTCTAACGTGTCCCTTGATTGTTGATGTTGAAT